AAGAAGATCCGTCATAAGACGCGTATGTTTCCAACAGTTTTGAGAAATCGTCGATATCAAATTTAGCATTTATTTTATAAAAAAATACATTTCCGCTTCTGTAGTATTCGCGAAAATACTGATCTTTAACGCTCCATATTTTTATGTATTTGAGCCATTTATTTAAAAAATCTTTTGCTTTTTGACTGCCGCCTTCAAGATAAATTTCAGCGTTGGCAAATTCAGACATAATATCGATAGCATTTCTAAAAATAGCTACGTTGGCATAAGCTTTTTGGCACAATTCAATAGCGTCTCTAACGTTATAACTATTAATAGAAGATTCAAACGGCAATAGTCCTTCTCTTATGTTTGCGTATTTATAGATTTTAGGACCAACATAAGCTAAATTTCTTCTCAAGTCTGTCGTCGATGAACCACCATTTCTTTCATAACTAGCTTTTGACAAATTAGAATAAAACGGTTCGCCAGCAAAACTCGGTTCAGAGTTTTGTTCTGATAAAATTTGATCTAAAGAAGAATTTCCGATATCGTTTCCTTTAGAAAATTTATTCCAATACTCTGACTTTTTAATATATTGACGACTCATGTTAATTATAATTACACTTTGTAACTTTAAAAGTGACTTTTAACTTTATCTTATAAACATTGGTGTAAATGTTTCATTTATATCATCTATCTGTATCGACTGCATATCTAAATATATTTTTGACAACCAGTTTCCAAGCACAAGCGCAGAATAACTATCTTTTCTTGGTTTATCGGGACCATTTTTTCTTTTAAGATTTGCTGGAAGATCAAAATTCTGCAATCCTTGCGAAGAAGTTGTAATTTGTATAAGAGCGCATTCTGTTTTTGTAAGAAGCACCATATCAAATAAATGCTCAATAAAATCTATCATTTTTGCTTCTTCGTTTTCTTTTTCTGAATCTAAAGAATTAGAAAATTTAAGATCTGTGATACCTATGCGTTTTCTTGTTTGAGATCTAAAATTCTCATCTATTGCGCGGCTGGCGAAATAAGTTCTTCTATGATCAAAATTTGCTTGCAAAAGCTCATTGGCCAATCTAATCCAGCTCGACGTTGGTTTCCTCAAGAAAACATAACGGAAGTCAGATTTATTGTATTCAGACTTCGCTGAAGCAAGATTCATCTGATATTCTTCCGGTCTTTCAAATTCTGTTACAATTGATTTTAATTGTATTTTTGCGTCTTTAAACAATTCGCTTTCGTTACAAGAATTCATAAATTGAACTCCACCGTTATAATCCATACAAACAGCCACAACATTAAAATTCTGTAAAATGTATAAAAAGTATTTGATATGATCTTTTAACGAAGATCCAGAAAGAGCATAAGAATGAACAAGAGTACAAATTTGTTTTTCTTTATTTATTTTTAATACCTGAATCGCAAAATCGTCAGAAGATTCGGTTTCCGACCAAGAAGGGTCAACAGAGACAACGTATTCATCTTCTGGATTACCTTGAACTTCGACGTGAGGAGCTTCACCATCAGGGACTGTGCATAATGCCATTTTTGAGATCTTGAAGTATCCAGAGCTATCGTCAGTAAACTGCGCCCCGAACTCTCTTAAAAATTGAGACTCACTCATTGTCGATTTAGCTTGATTAATCAAGTTTTGATCGTAAAGCTGCAATGGAGCGCAATCATAAGAAAGCTGCATAATACAACGTTTTGTTGTATCTTTAGATTTCGGATTAAAAATTAGATTTTCATATTGTTCATAAAGCTTATAAAGATACTCAAACTTAAAAGATGCAGAAGACAATGCTATCAATTTATTATTTGGCCATTGATATCTGTCTTCTTCTTTCATTTCGCCTTTCTCAATAAGCTTTGTTTCTAGATTATATAGTTCTTCTCTCTGTGTTGGATTTTGAACTACAGACAAGAACGGTACAATAACTTCATTATAAATTCTTTCAGGCATAAGAAGGAACTCATCAATAATAATACGATGAAAACGAAATCCACGAAGCTTTTCACCGTCACCCAATGGAAGTGCGCGGATTCTGCTTTTTCCAATTTCCATAACCCATTCATCATTATTTTTCGAAACATGAGTAATACATTGTTTCAATAAATAAGCTTCTGGCTTTGCCGCGATATCTTCAATCTTTTTAAATATCATTTTAGATTGACGAAATGATCTCGACAATATACCTATTTCTACTCCTTGATTAAAAATAGCATCCAAAGCAGCATAAATGCCGCATGTATAAGTCTTGGATAACCCTCGACTCCAAACTGCTAAAAAATAATCGCTTTCAAACATAGCTTTAATTGCCATGTGTTGAAACGGAAACAACTTAACTCCAGTTATTAAATCTGTTGAGAAAGTTATATTATTTTTTAAAAATTCGTAAAACAGTATTTTCGCTTCTCTTTCATCAATAAAACCTTCTTTTTTAAAAAGATCTTCGTTACTGATCAACCGACTCTTCCTTTGCTTTTGAGAACCTGATTCCCAGCTCATAATCTATAAAATATTGTAAATCTACTTGCCATAAAATTTTTCCGTGATATAAAATTTTTGGTATTATTTGAAGAGAGTTATCTCTATTTCCTGTAAAAACAAATTGAAGATGTCTCGCGTATTTATGCGTGAGACTTCTCATGTTATGGAACACATATTCCAAACTTGTTTTTCTATTATACTTCTTATGATTGGCTTTTATATCTTCAATAGAAGATTCAACAACCACAAATAAATATCCGTCTAAATCAACAGCCTTTTTTATTTCTCTTTCAAATCTTTCTTTGCCAGAACTAAGAGTACCTAAAAAATCATTTTCACTTTTTCTGTCAACAAAAGTATAGCTATAATCACCACTATCAAGTAAATAGTCGCCAACAAATAATTTCTCAACCCTTGAATTTTTAAAAGGTAAAGGGTCTTGTTCTCTCGTATCCACAAGAATAGGAAGATCGCTTAATTCTTTTTCAGTAAAGATTTTTGGTAAACCTTTATTAAATATGGGTTCTTTACCAATAAGCTTGCAAGCTCCGTTGTATGATGAAAAGTATTTTTTATAAATACTTATTGGAGGCAAATCCAAAGTCTTTATTTCATTATGAAATGGCGCGTAAATATATTTCTTTTCTGAAATTCTATTATTAAGCATATCCACGCATTTAGCTTTAACCATTTCTTTATTTTGAGAATTTTCCCAAGATAAAAACTCTGAAAAATCAATGAACTCTTGTGAAAAATATTGTTTTTTATTTAAAAACGGTATTTTTTGTTTGTAATGAACCGAATGTCTAGGATAGTAAGTGCAATAATATTCAGCTTGATACAAGCCATGTTTTTTTAAATGGATATGTAAAGACTTTTCAGTCTCAAAAAGCTGAGAACACACTTGACACTTTATCATATAGCATCTTGTTTCGAAATCCCCAAAATTCTACTTTTCCAAGAAGACATGTTTTCCAATCTATCAGCTTCTTCGTTAACAGTTCTTTTTTGCATGTCAGCTATTTGAATCATCATTTTTCTTTCTTGTTCGTCTTGAAAAAGTTCAACAAGATTAAGTATTGAAGCGTTTTTTTGTTGATGTTGCTCAACTCTTTTTGAACGTTCGCCGTTTAGCTTTTGCAAGCTCTTATCTATTCTTTGGGCGCACTGATTATATTCTTCGCTTATTGTTTTTAATATTTCCGTCAATCTTATTGTGAGATCTTTTTGTTCTTGCGTGTCGTTGAACATTTCATTAACTTTGTTTTTCTTTATATCAATTTGTCTAAGATTAATGTAATCCATGCACACATTGACGTACAGATTAACTTCATCAATTGTTAAATCGGGTTTATCCCAAACAGATCTTACGAATTCAGCTTCAAAAAGATCTTTATCTGTTTCACTTCTGTAAGAATCATAATTACTAACGAAACGCGGACTTCCTAAATAAATCAAAAGTTTTTCCATGTACTTTCTGTGATTAAGAGACAATTTCTCTTCAGAAATATTTTGTCCACACCATTTATTGACTTTATTTATTACTGTTTTTATTGAACGCGGAACAGCGTATTTTTCATTTACCGCTGATTCGTTATCAACAAGAAAATCAGGATAATTATCTTTTATATACTTCTGAACAGCTCTGTATTCTGAAGTCAAAAATATATTCAAATTATCTATTCCTTGAAATCTTTCGTTGAATAGAAGAAGAGTGACTTGTTTTGGCGACAAACCTGTTTTTATATTTTGATCAATAAATTCAATATTACCCTTGGTCAATGTTTCTATTTGTTTGGTTTGTTTTGTTTTGCTTTTTAAATTGCCGACACTAATTAAAAAGTCTCTAACTTCTTTTGCTTCTTTTGATCTGCCAGTTAGATCCGTTGTTCCATAAACTATATTTGCAATAGTGATGTAATCATTTATGCCTTCTCCTATTTTTTTAATGATTATTTGTTGTTGTTCTTCGTTTAACATATTAACTTCCGAAAATATCGTTTTCTTGCAATAATGTTTTTGCCTTCAAAAAAAGCATCTTTTTAAGATTTTTTATTTGCTTGTAGCCAGCTTTTCTACCTTTTTCGTTTGTTTTGAATTTCAAGACTTTAGCTACGTCATCATCAGAAAGATTATCCATAAAAAACATTTTATAGATAAAAAACTGCTTATCTGTTAATTGTGATCTCATTAAATCATGTAGTCTTTTCTCGGCCAATTCATAATTCGTTTGAGTGGGGACTTCAAATGTCGAAAAATAATTCTTATGATTTTCTAAACTAACTGTCATTTTAACATCATACGCTGGTTTTTTAATTTTTTGCCATTTAGCAAAAAGAGGACATTCTTCACATTGTGTTTTGCTTTTTGTAAATCCACATGAAAATTCTTTTACAGAATTTATTTCTTTATTTGTATTAAATGGGCAACTCAAGCAAGGTCTCGCGAAAGAAGTATAATTGTTTCTTATTATATTTCTTATTTGATTTGTCGTTATTTTATTTATCCAAGGTTCAATTGGACGTTTCTGATCCCAAAGACTCCATTTTTTGTAAACATGAAGTTTAATGAGCTGCTCAATATCTTCAAAATCAAACCAAGCAATAGCTTTCAGCTTCCACTTGTTTTTTCTTTTTTTTATTACGCAATCTATCGTTTCATACATTTCTTCGAAAGTCTTTTTCTTTTTACGACTCATCAATATCCTGTGGTTTTCTTGAAGCGCACTCTTTTATTGATTGATTAAGAAATTCCTCTTTAGAGATTTTTCTATAATTAGATAATTTATTTCTTTTTGTTTTATCTTCAGCAGGAGAAGATTTAAATATCTCTTCTCCTGAGAATTTGTTTTTTATTGGACTTTCTATTTCATAATGCAGTTTAGAAGGCTTCTTGAACGAAGTCGGAATGCCTTCTTCATCGTATTCAGTATCGCTAACAATATTAACAACAGGTTTTTTTGCAACTGGTGCGCGTAAATCGTTAGCCATAGAAGAAAATGACTGCATTTTATTGCCGCAAGTAGAACAAAACTTTGCGGCAGACCCACTTTTTGTTCCGCACTGAGAACAATAAATAAAAGATTGACCGTTCATATCCATTATATTAATGAGTCTGAGCTTTATCTAATTTCTTGAAAGAAGCAACGATATATTTAAGAATTTCACTTCTCATGATATCTTCTTCACTGAATTCAAAACAATAAATACCTTTTTCTTCGCTTTCTTTGTTATTGAAAAGGTCATATATTTTCATGAAACCAGATTTTCCACCGATATCTGATTGCATCGAATCGCCACAAATGAACATTTTAGTATCTTCACCTATTCTTGTTAATAGAGTAATCAATTCTTTTGTTGAATAGTTTTGGCTTTCGTCAGCGATGATGATCTTTTCGCGCCAAGTTGCGCCGCGTAAGAAATTAATCGGAAAAGCCTCTATAAGACCTTGTTCTTCAAGATATTTTGATTGAACAATCGGCAGCAATTCGTCTAATTTATCATAAAGAGGCATCATAAATGGATTAAATTTTTCATCAACAGTTCCTGGAAGCGCACCTAAAGCTCGTTCTCCAGATTCCGCTATTGTTCTTATATATTTTATTTCATAATTAGGATTCATATTTAACATATGGAGAGCGCAATAAACAGCCATAAATGTCTTTGAGCTTCCAGCGACACCATTGATAAATATGATTTTTGTGTTCTTATTAAAGACTATTTGAGCTAAACTTTTTTGTTTATCTGTTAATTTAAAATCTTTTATATTCAACTTGATCGGCCTAAAATGATTATCTTCAATTATTTCTTTAAGATTTTCTTTTTCTTTTAATGGTCTTTTCTTTTTAGTTGACATGTTATAAAATAAATTACACTATATAATATGGTTTTCCACTGCTTAAGCGTTCCTTATTCGCCAACGAATAAAGAAGTTTCTTTGTGCGCTTTTGTTCAAAAAGTTTATAAATTCTGCGACTATATGACTAAAGCTGGTCATACCGTTTATCACTACGGACATGAAAACTCTAAAGTCAATTGTACAGAACATATAACAGTTACTAATGATGATATATTAAAAAATAGTTATGGCAACTTAAATCATTGGCAAACAAACGGTTTTAATCAAAGCATTAATGAAAATGCCGTAAAAATCTTTAATCAAAATTGTATTCACGAATTAAACAAAAGAATTAAATCAAAAAACGAATTTATACTTTGTTGGTTTGGTTTTGCTCATGAGCCTTGTGTTAAATTCTTTTATAATAAAGCGATTGTAGTAGAGCCTAGCATTGGTTACGACTCTATGTTCGCGCCTGTTAAAATATTCGAAACTTACAGTCAAATGCATAAAATGCATGGATTAGTAAAGCGAGATATAGATATAAATACAGAATCTGTTATTTATCCCGGCTTTGATGTAAATGATTTTGAATTCAAAAAAGAAAAATCAAATATCGCTTTGTTTCTTGGAAGAGTAATAACAGGAAAAGGCGCAAAAATCGCTTACGACGCATGTAATGAAGCTGAACAAGAAATCATCTTTGCTGGGCCAAATATCGAAAAAATGAAAGACACAAAGTATTGTAAATTTATTGGATTTGTTGATCCTGAAAAAAGAAAAGAACTACTATCGAACGCAAAATTTTTATTTGCGCCAAGCATCTTTATGGAGCCTTGCAATTGGACCGCTATCGAAGCTCAGTTTTCCGGCACACCATGCATAACAACAGATTTTGGCGGCTTCGTTGAAACCGTTGTTCACAACAAAACAGGAATAAGATGCAGAAATAGTAAAGATTTTACACAAGCAATAAAACATATATCTAAAATAAATTCACAAGATTGTTACGAAAACGCAATAAATAAATTCACAATCGATATACAACGTCAAAATTATGAAGATTTTTTTAAATCATTAATGTATTAAATACGAAATATATTTAATAGTTTAATCCCATACACGTAAAATCTATTTCTTTTCCAGTTACATTAATTAAAGGTTGATTAATATTATAGAAAATACAATTAAAATGCACACATCTTTTCCAGAGATCGAAATCTTCAGCCCTTAAACATATGTCGTTATAAACCCCACAGATATAAAAAATTCTTTTATTTAAAATTACTGATGGATGACAAATTGGGTTTCTATTTAAATTTTTAACATAATTATAAATATCTTTATTATTTTCAGGATAAACTCCATAAAAAACATTAGTTTTTCCTATCAAAATCAAACCTGTTCCACAAATGTCAACATCTGGATTTTTTTCTAGGAAATCCATTTGTATTTCTATCTTATTTAAAAGCCATTCATCATCACCATCTAACCTAGCGATATATTCAATAGAATCATCATTCATTATTTTAAATATAGCTGTGTTAAGTGCTGAAGAAATTCCGTGGTTTTTATTTTTCAAATATATTAAATTATCAAAATCTTTAACTATATCATACAATCCATCAGTAGAATGATCATCTACTAAATAAATAACATATTCTTTTTTTAAATTTTTGAAATAAGTTTGATTAACTACGCTATTTAAAGCTCTAACAATTGTTGAAGCGTTATTTTTTACTGGAATCAGCACTGCGATTTTCATATTTTTCATATCCAATTTTTTGTTCGGTTAAGTCTTTATTAAAAAATTTTTTTTGAAAATTTTGTTTCGCTATATATCTTTGGTAATTACAAAAATCTACATATTGTGCGCTAACTTCATTATTTTTGGCTTTATCAACTGCATCAAAAGTTAACTCGTTTGCTTTTACAATTTCTTTATACTCTTCAGACGCAATCATTGATCTCCATTTTTTAATTTCAAATTGATTTCCAAGATTTTCTAAACAAGCCAACCAAGCTTCTTGATTTTTTATGTCTTTATTTTTTTTGATTTCTAAAATGCTTAGGTAATCAAAAGCATAACTTTCGTCTACTAATATATTAACCATAAATTATTTAATTTTATCGATCATGTTGTTTTATTTTGTAATAACATGTCTATTTTTCTTATCACATCTAAATCTGTTATATTTTTCGAACATTCGTAGTTTTTATTTTCTGGGCACCAATTCCAATTACTAGGGTCAAAATTGTGTTTTAAAGAATTGAAACAACCATTACAAACATTTTTATTTTCAACTATATATGGCGTATAAAATTCAAAAGCAGAATCTACGCTACTATTAATTTTAATTATCTTCTTATTCAGTGCCCAAGCTAACCAAGATAAACCAGAACTTAATCCTATAAAAAATTCGCAATTATTTATAATATCAATTATATCTTCAAAAGAGCGTTCTCCAGCAAAATAATCTATATTTTTTGGACATATATTTATATTTTTACCGCTTCCAAAACTAAAATGCTTGTCTACACAAATTACTTTGTACCCTTTTTCTTTGATATAATCTATTATTTTTTCCCAACCGCCATCATGATTCCAATATCTTGATTGAGATGTTGATTGAGTAGCTATGCAAACATATTTATATTTTAATATGTGTTTATTAGGTATCCGTATTTTTGATTTTTTTTCAGAATATGACAATCCTAATATTTCAAACGCAATTTTTTGTAAATTAGAGTTTCTCCAATCATTTTTTATTAAATTAGATTCTGTTTTTTTAGAAAAACAACCAATCTTATATTGCGCGTAATAATTTTTTTCTATTTTAGCGTCATAATCATAAAAATTTATATTTGGATACTCAGATGAAAATAAATCTTTTTTACAAGTATAATAATCTATTTTGCAATTATGAAATTTTTGAAACACATCGATTGCCGACATCCACGATATCGCATCTCCTAAACTATTAGATTCGTTAATGATTTTTACTAATTTATTTTCCAAATCCATTTTAAAAATCTGCTCAGTGTTGTATAAAGTATTTGTTACAATTATTTTCCATTTGCAGAAATATTGTATACTACAAGTTGTCCACATGTTTGTATTTATATTTGTTTCATAATGCGTAATATTTGTCATTTCATCAATAAATTTAACATTATAAACAATATTTTCTGATCCTAAAATTTCTACTTTTGGGTTTGGAAAGAAATTGCAAATTATTTTATTATTTTCAGCATTTAAATTATGTATATTAAAAATATTAAAATTATAACTATTTAGATTATTATTTTTTGAAGAAAGCATTTCGGTTATAAAATTATTTAAATTATTTCCATTTATGAATTTCACATTTTTGTTATTTTTGTATTGATCTTTTATTGTTGGAAGCTCACTAACAAAACATGTCATACCCCAAGAAATGGCTTCTTTTAAAGCTATTGGATTTAATTCTTCATAAGATGGCATAACAAATAAATCCATGCAAGACATAAACGAATCAACATCGGATCGTTCTCCCCATATTCTACAATTACTTTGATTTTTATCTATTCCGCATTCATTTATAAAACAATCATTTCCAATAAAATGAAAAAGAATATTTGAATTGATAAAATTCTTAGCTACATCAAATGTAAATTTCTGATTTTTATTAACTGTAAATAAACCAACTTGTAAAACATGTATTTTGTCTGGATCTAACCCTAAACAGATTAATGTTTTTTCTCTATTTGGGCGGGCTTTATTTGGCAATTCCATTTCCATTAAAACGCTTTTTATATTTGTTGTTTTTGCTATATCGTATTGATGCTTAGAAACTAGCCACAGTTCATCAGGTATATTTTTTTTATTTAAAATGTCAGTTTGTGCGCTGTGAGTTGTTTCTAATAGTTTATGTTTTTTATTTTTATCGTATAAAAAATTTATGATTCCACTTGATAATTGTTTTATAGCAAAATTTTCACTGAATTCATTCAAATGAATGAAATCGGGATCAAAATCTTTAATATAATTAATTATAGCTTGTTCTTTTGAATAAAAAATATTATCATCTTCAGCATAACTTCCAACCGAATAAAAATTATTTGAACCAACTAAATCTAAAATTAAATTTCTTTGCACCACATAAGTATTGCTGTATAAATTCCATTCAATAACTTTTATTCTAGCGTTTTTCTTTTTTGTTTGTTTAATTAACCATTCCAAATACTTAGGTGAACCTCCTGTAGATAAATGAGCGGTTATAAATAAATATTTAGGAGGATTGTAATCGAAAGGTTTTTGCAGATTTCTTTTTTCATAAAAATTTTCATTAAATATCAGACAATCATAATTATCGTCCCACACAAAAGAACATCTTGCATTGTCTTCTCCAGCAAATCTTTTATTTTGATAAATTATTTTTTCTTTAGTTCTAGAATCTTCAGCTAACCACGAATAATGATCTACATGAGCAATATTTTTTGGAATTTCTTTAGCTGAAAACGCTTCAGAAACAGTGCCATCATAATAAGTTACGTGATTATCAAAATGAAATTTTTTAATTCCTAAATTTTTGTTTGTCCAAAAAATTCTAGGAGGTACGTAATCTACACTGTGATCTCTAGTAAAAATATAATTTTTAAAATTAACACTATAATACAAAGCTTCATTTGCGTTGATATAATTTATTATTTTTTCTATTTCCGATTGTTTATATATTTCGTCGGCATCTAAGATCCATATCAAATCACAAGATTGTTCATTAATTAGATATTGAAGGCATTTATTTCTTGATGAATCTTCATCTAATAAATTGTCACCATCGGTTTTTATAAAATAATCAAATTTATATTGATTCAATTTTTCTAAAGTGCTTTGGTTTTTATTTTTAAAACCAAGGGTTTTATAGTCAGAAAACATTCCGCTATTAGTAGCTATTTTTATGTTGTATTTTTCTTTCAATTTCATCCAAGGATCAAGACAAAGATTTATATAGTTTTCACAATTATAAGCAGTCAACAATAAACCTATTTTCTTAGTGTTTTTATTTTTTGCAAAAATCATTCCTAAATTTTCTAAACTATAATTTATATTTACCTCATAATTAAGATTTCTAAGATAATTAATTATGTCAACATGTTGTTCATTATGAAATTCTAAAACAATTTTATCAATATTGTTTTTTATAAAGTCTTTATTTTCTTCTGTGAATACAAAAACTTCGCCACCTTCACAATCAATTTTTAAAAAATCTATACGATTAATTTTATTTAATTTTATAAATTCTTGAAAAGTTATACTATTTATTTTAATTTTTTTTCCATTTTGATAATCAAAATTAATATTAGCTTCCGCTTCGGAAATTTTAGCGCATCCAGAAGCTTCACTATCTTTACCTATATGTAAAAAAGACTCTCCACATTTATCCGAAATTGCAAATTCATTTAAAAATAAGTTTTTATTATTTCCGTAATATTTCTTTATTAAAGATATGCACGCTGGATTCGGATCACAAGAATATATAAGAGAAGACTTTTTATCTAATGCGTATTTAATAAACGCGCCCTGATTACTTCCTATATCAACGACAACATCGTTCTCGTTTATATCTAAACCGTATTTACAATAAGTTTTATGATAAAAAATTTCCGAATATGAAGAAATTTCAATATCTCGTTCAAAAGATAAGTTAGAAAATATATTTATATTTTTTTGTTCATATACAATAAATTTTTTATTTAATAATATTTTTCCATTAGATTCAAAAATTATTGATACAGAATTAGTTATAAGATTTTTACAAAATTCAAACGAAGTCCAAAAATTATTATTTAAAGATAGAGTTAATGATTCTTGATGTAGTATAAATCCATTAGTATCATCAATTATTTTTAATTTGATTTTATCGTTAAATTCTTTTTTAAGAAAATATTCAAAATAAAGTTTTTCTGGATTAAAATTTTGTATCTCAATTAAAGACTCGTTATCTACAGAAAAAATATTGTTTAAAACAAAATCAACAACCTGATTAACCTTTGGATGGCATTCATAAGAAGATTTATTTTCTAAACATTTTATTAATGGCGGCACTCCTTGAATAGTCTTCCATTCTTTCACTCCATATTTTATATCTGAAGCGCAAAACAAATCACACGATCCACCAATATATTTGTATTTATAAGATTGAGAATTTCTTCTGTATGGCGCACGTAATTTATAATTAATAGATGATCCTAGTTGTATTATATTTGCGTCAGTTGTTCCTGCTAGATGCAAAAGACCAGAATCCATAGTAATAAAATACTTAGATTTATTAATAACATGCCAACACTGAGAAACACTCAATCTATTTGTAAGATCTAAACCGATCTTAAAATTTAATTTTTTAGTAGGCTTATCTATGTTATAAAAACCTGTTTCATGACTATTTTTTCCTACCAAAACAACTTGAATATTTTTTTCGTTAATGAGATTTATTAGTTGTTGCCAATTTTCATCTGAGTATGTTCTAGATGGCCATGTATCTGCTACGTGCAAACAAATATAATCCTTCGGTAAACCTTTTATTTCTGTATATGCATCAGGAATATAATCATATTCCATTTCATTATCATTTAACATAAATCCCAAATCAATAGCATGAAATTGACGAATATCTATTGTATTATGTTTCTTTTCTACATTATACTCATTTTTTTTACCTCCTACGCCAAGAAAAGTATTAAAAATTTCTTTGTAATGATTTTGGTTTATTTTTTCTGAAAAAGAAAATGCTTTATTAACATATTTATTGTTCTTGAATAGTTCTACATGATGAGTAATGATATCTATTTTTTTGCCATAAGAATGATATAGCTTTCTAAGCGTCGGCGTTGCTGCTAATGTATCACCTAAAGATACTGAATTTATTTTTAATAGATATTTATCACTCATTTGCTTCTTTATATAATAATATTCTTCGTCTGAAATTTTACCATGATAAAAGCACAAATTTTTTATATTAATTTTTGAAGGTATGCGACAAAAAGTATCAATAAAATAATCTTCTTCTTTTAAATCATTAAGACAATCTAACATTTCTTTTATTTTGTTAAAAGAAAGTGAATAATCATAAGTATTGTATGGTAAATTAATCAATGACTGAGATAGATCTTTTAAAGATTCAAGTGACCACAACAAACAATTTGCCACTGTTTCTTCGTGAAAAGGTGTCAGTGTTTGCCAATTATTTAATATTTCTTTTTTACCACACGTATCCGCCCAATTTTTAATAAAATCTTTACAATCAAAGTTAAATAAAAAAACACCTGTTTGCAGATATTGTTTTCTTAGATTAATATTTTTTTGCAATAAATTCATTAATTCAGCTTCCAAACACAAATTCAAATCATAATTTCCATTTACAAACGGATCACCTTTTCCATTCATCATCATGAACTCATGACAGCCTCTGTTAAAAAGAGGGTAATCTTCTATGGAATTTGATTTATCAAATATCGTATCACAATTCTCTAAGGCTAAACAATCAGAGTCTAAGTAACAAAACGTATCTTTTTTATAATTTTCTTCAGATAATAATTTCTGCATCAAGAACGGTTTTAAAAACACGTTTCTAGCTTTTATATCGTCGGTTAAAATAGGAAATTTTTTTGAATCTACTTTGACTGGGATTACATTTTTAAAACGAGAATTATATACAAAATCTACTGTATAAAAAATAATTTTATTTTCAGAATTGATTTCGAGTGTTTCAAAAAGTCTTTCTGCGTATTTCAAAAAATCAAAATTACAATGAGTTATAAAATAATTCATTTTATGCTTACATTAATAAGATCTTAATTTATCTACGTTAGCTCGCGAATGCTTTATTTCTTTGCGAGGTTCTTTATAAACGATAGGACAATTGAAATGTTTGGCGACTTCGTTTATTGAAATACCATTACCTGTTCCGATATTCAGTATCTCGTTTTTTACATCTTTATTTATGAGATTAAGAATGTACATGCACACATCTTCGACTCTTATAAAGTCGCGGGTTTGTTCGCCATCTCCGTATATAACAATAGGCTCGTTCTTTTGTTTGGCAATATTAAAAGCAGTTATTACTCCTGCGTATTCTGGATTTTGACCGTTACCAAAAACATTAAATAATCGAAGAATCAAATAATCTATATTCCACAATTCACCATGCATTTTGATATACTTTTCTGACACGAGTTTATCCAAACCGTATGGCGTGATTGGGTTTGTTTCGTCGGTTTCTGAAACAGCTCCTTCTTTGTTTCCATAAACGGCGGCACTCGAACTAAAAATTATCTTTTTTATATTATGTATTTTGCATATTTCTAGCATTTTTACTGTACAGAATGTGTTGTCTCCAAAGCTGGTTATTGGATCTTTTATCGATTTTTCCACACTTACAAGAGCAGCAAGATGAATACATATATCAAAACCATTAAAGAAACTGTCGCTTTCATTTACGTCAATTATATCTATTGTTTTTTGTTTGTTGGGCGGCAATAAATCTGTACTCACTTTATCAATAACGTAAACATCGTGGTTTTCTCTTAAAAGAGATAGTATAAGATGTTTGCCTATAAAACCAGAACCGCCAGTAATAAGTATTCGCATATTAATTCTCTGATTTAAGATATTGTTTTATTACTGTTGTAAAGAACTTTTCAAAACCAATTTGATCAATGCATTTATCCACGTTTGATGAACTGACGAATTTTCCAACAACTTGTGCGCTCAGATTTTTGACTCCAGAATTCAATATACCGTTTTCACCATAAAGATCTTTTGAAGCAAGAATAATTATTTCATTCTTTTTAAGCGGTTTTTTGTATTCTGAAAACAAGATAGATCTTTTATATAAACCTTCTACATCAGGAATAGCTGCTCGTTTTTTGTTCTTTTCGTCTTTGTATATTAAGAAATAATCCATCAGATATTATAGTCTGATTTGTCGTTTTGTTCAAGATAATATATTGCTTTGTAAAGAAGATCGATGTCATCGTTAAACCGCCCAATACCAAGATTACAACTGTTACAAATATAGCCCCGAAAAACATCGGTGAAATGACAATGATCTAATATCCAAGAATCTGTGTGCTGCCCACATATTGGACACGGCCCCGGAAGAGGCGGCGGATTTTGAATTTTAAGTTTTTTTCTTATTTGATACAAATGTCGGGTGCAATATTTACATGTATTCTTTCTTCCAGCTTCATTTGTAGAAAAGAATGGAAAATCAGTTATTTCTTTATGTGCGCGGCAATTACGACATATTTTCGTACACGACATTATAATAAAAGTTTATAAAAAAATGTCGGCGGCTTTATTTTTGTCTTCACTTCTTCACATCATATCAATTTTTACTGTATTTTTCAAAAAATGGGGGGAGTGGATAGATTTTTTGTTGTTGTTGTTTTGTTGTAAAATACGGAATACATAATATATTATTAATAATAAAATCATATAATTCATATAACGAAAATAAATTGTGGTTTTTTTTGTACAGATGATTTATATGGAATTATATGGAATAATTGTATTATGATATTTTTGATGAGAGATTGAGGAAAAGCTCCCCCCTCCGTATCGCGCAAAAGTCAAGTCAAAAGATTTTAGGAAAATGGGGGGGTATCTTGGCATGGCACATGCTTGCGAAAAATACTTTGAAATAGTTCTTGCAAACCCTAAGTCAAACGCGTATGCTGTACGCGTGAAAAATGAATACGTCACGGTAGCGGATTTGATTAAGGCATTGTCCGCAATGCCTCAAACGGCGGTTGTGAAAGTGAGGGAAGAGGGTGGCGAGTTCATCGCCGTGAATAAAGAAGATGTGAACAACTATGATGTCTTTGT